GCTGGCCGACAAGCACGAGCCGAAGCTAAGAGAGTCAGTTTAACAGAAGACCTTACGGGCGTCGGTAAAGCCGCAGAATCGTTAGTTCGCAACATACCGGGCGGCGACTTGCTTTTTCCGTTTGTAAAAACTACATATAACTTGACTAAGTACGAATTGTCAAAATCTCCGCTAAGTTTGTTAAATGTGCGCGGAGATTCACTAACTCAAAAAGCAATACGCAGCGGATCGGGCCGTGAGAAGGATTTAGCGGTTGGCCGAATGGCTATATCTACCGGAGTGCATACATTGGCCTTTAAGATGGCGTATGATGGCTTCGTTCGCGGATCGGTCATAAAAGATCCGGGTCAGCGCAATACATTAAACAATGCAGGCATGTTTGAAAACTCGATGCGTATTGGCGATACCGTTATCGGCTTAAATGATTTTAGTCCATTAAGCGCGCCGTTTATTCGCGCGGCCAATGTGGTCGAGTTGTTTCACTACATGGATGGCGATACTATTGAAGACGACATTGCCGAAGATATTACGAATTATTTATCGTCAGCGATGCTGGGGACTGCCGATCAGATTACGAGTTCAAACTTCACCGGTCAACTAGGCGATCTGTTTAATATTGTAACTGAACAGGATGAGTACGGCTTAAAGAGAATCGGTAAGAGTTTAGTTACTGGTTTGACTGTTCCGGGGGCGGTAGCTTGGACGTCTCGCTTTTTTGAAGACAACAAAAAACAAACAGATACTTTGTGGGAAAGCGTACTTGCTCGATTGAACTTAGGTGAGGATAAACTTGATAAATTTGGACGACCGATTCCAAAGCGTTCAACGGCATGGGGGAACGTTTTGCCGCTATCAATAACGCAATACGGAGCTAACGATAAATTAGCGATTGAGGAGTTAAACAACGGGACTATTATCAGTAAGCCTAGTCGTCGGGTACCTACCCCTTTGGGGCAAGCGCGTTTAAAGCCAGAGGAGTACAACCGCTTATTAGAGTTAGTGGGCGAGCTAAAAACCTATGATAAGTTGATGACCGTTGTAGAGTCGCCAATGTACCAGTCGCTACCGGCTGTTCCAGCAAAAGAGATGGAAAAGATTGGGCCGGCAACCGCTACCCGAGGCGGCGTGCTGCGAAAACTTTATCAGACCGATCTTAAAGTAGCCCAAGAGCGGCTGCTCTTAGAGTACCCGGAGATTACGGGGCGGGTTGTATCAGATAAAAAAGAATATTTTGTTGAGGGAAAAACGGCCCCCGTAACTCGGTTTGCACCGAAGGCGGAATAGTAATATAATATAGGAGAAACATTATGCCAAACGTACCAGTAAACGATATAAATCCAATTCACCAATATGTGGCTACAGCAAATCAAACTGACTTTGTTTTTACTTATGTAATTTATGCAACGTCAGATATTAAAGTGTATCTAAACGATGTTTTAAAAACCGAGGCTACAGACTATACGGTTAAAAACTCAGACGGGTCTGCAATTACAGCCGCGGACATTGCCGATGGGCTAGCTGGCGGTAAAGTTGTTTTTAACTCGGGCTTAACCTTAAACGACAATGTAACGCTTTTCCGCGACATTCCGGCGGAGCGAACAACCGGTTTGACTACCGCTGGGGCGTTTCGTTCGGATGCTATGAATTTAGAATTCAATAAAATTATTGCTCTTATACAGCAAGTACAGAGAGACGGCGAGCGAACCATCCGCCAGTCGCCCTCAGATACTGGTTCTTCGCCGATTGAGCTCCCACCGCTTGAAGAGAGAAAAGGCAAGTTCATGTTTTTTAATAACACCAGCGGAGCTCCCGAAGCGGGCCCCGGAGTGTCGGTTGGCGATTACGCCTTATCGGAATTTGGGAAAGGACTTATTGACGATCCCGACGCGGCTACCGCTTTAACTACGTTGGGAATTAGTGAGTTTATAAAAACGCTTTTAGACGATGCGGACGCTGCAACTGCTTTAACTACGTTGGGCGCGCTGTCTGCGACTTTGCTCTCGTCTAAAGGGGATTTGGTGTACAACAATGGTACGTCTGTTACTCGATTGGCAGTTGGTAATCGATACGACCAGCTTGGTGTTGGGGCGAATTCTACTGTTCAGTGGGAGCAAAACCCACAACGGCGAGTTGTTGCGTTACCGAATACGGATGGCGCAGCTAGTGACGGTGGGTATCGATCTGGTGGGGTTATTTTAGATGATAACACTTTGCGGTGTTGGGGCTATGCATCGAATGGCGCACTTGGTAATGGGGCTAATCCAACAGATCGGTCAACCAATTTTCTTACACCAGCGTTTCCATTAAACACGACGGGCAAACCAATTAAATGGGAGCGGCAGGGGGCCGATAATATTGTGCTTATGGACAATGGTGATGTGTGGGCGTGGGGGCATAACGCCTACGGGCAGTTAGGCGTAGGCAATACAGCTGTTGTTTTGGTTCCGACAAAATTGACTGCTTTAAATGGGGTGAATATTGTAGATGTTCAGTTAGGTAAAACCTATAGCCAAAATGCCCGACGCCACACCTTATTTTTAGCCGATGACGGTAGTTTGTATGCTTGTGGTCGTAATACCAGTGGCCAGTTAGGAATAGGCAACACTACCGATCAATCGACCCCTCAGTTATTGTCAAAAAGCGACTGGTCAAAAATTTACGCCATAGGGGAGGATGGCGGGTTTTCAGCCGGAATTGACACATCCGGCGATTTGTATATGTGGGGTTATAATGCCCGAGGCCAATTAGGAATAGGAAGTACAACAAATCAATCAACCCCTCAATTAGTCAATGCTTTTGGGGGAGTGACAGTTTCTAAATTTTCGGGGGCGCATGGGTATGGTACTACCTTTACCAACTACGGCTCATCCATGTGTTTATTATCTACAGGTGCAGTCTATACTTGGGGGCATAATAATGAGGGACACCTTGGAACAGGCAATACTACTCAATACAATACCCCACAGCACCTCAGTGGTTTAGGGACAGATAATCAAGACATATTGATGGCGCGCGGAGCCTATGGAGTCTCTTATGTTATTAAAGACGATCAGAGCATTGTTGCTAGTGGGTATAATGGATACGGAAACTTAGGTGATGGGACGACTACAAACCGGAGTACGCATCAAACAATTCCAAATAGTTTGCGAGCTGGCCGTACTATAACGCAGTTAAAAACGCTAGGAAACGTAACCGATTCGTCAACCGTTATTTTATACGATGACGGCTATATTCAAGCGTGTGGCTATAATGATAACGGAAACTATGGCATTGGGACTGACCTTGCAACTAATACTAGTTTGCAACCAGTTCTTGGGTTTATGAAACATAAGCCAGTACAGCTATGTTCTATTGGGCGAGGATCGGAAGCATCTTTAGGCGTGTTGACGGAAGAGGGTGTGTATTATCAATGTGGTGTGGGGCAAGGATTTCAGTTTCCGCATTACCGAGAAGGGCTTGGCCCAGTTTTTGACACCATGCAACCTTTGTACTTTAGCTAGGAGATCACTATGTACGTTTATAAAATCCTTAATTTACAAAACATTATAGAGCCAGAAACAAGTGGTGAAAAGACTTATTTTTACGTTCAAAATAAATACGTTGTTTCGACTAATCAAGACATCTCTGGGGATAATGCTGTTGAGCTTTTAGATTTAACAGACGAATTAAAACAAGAGTTGTACACCTTAAACCCAATTAATGAGTTTTCAACTGTTTTGGAAAAACAGTTTTTTATTAAGCAATTAGTTTCTAATCACACAATGCGCATTAAACAAGAAGCTGCACGGCGTATTAATGACCGATATCCTTTATGGAGGCAAAGCAACATCCAAGGGCAAGCGATTGACATCCTATGCCACGAGCAGCAACAAAAAGCAATCGACCCAAACTATAGCATTTCCGACCAAGACAAAACGGTATTGAGGGAGGCTAAAACCGTTAAATCCGGCATAGCTTACTTGCAAGAGAGATCGAATATTTTAGAAGCGTCACTTAGCCAGCTTAGCCTTGAGGAGTTAGAATCCTTTAATTTCGCCGATGAGTCACATTGGTCGTAGGACACTTTTATGGGCGTGCGAAAATATATAGCCGATCCCACTGGGAGCTATATCGTGTACAAACCGCCGACATGGAAGCGGTTTCTGTCTTCATGCGTAGGAGGCGTTTCTTTGGTTGTGAACGGTACTGAGTATCGATACCGCCAAGGGGTATTGCAAGCGAATTCCCATAAGCCAGAAGCCAGGGGGTGGTATTTTAAACACAACGGTTTGTCGCAGAGTGCGCTACAAACCCGCGTTGGCCAGCGTTGGAAGTGGTTCAGGAATTGTTTTTGTTTGTGTTTTAAAAAATAAGGTGAAAACGTGTGTACAAACCTTACTGGAGCCATTAAATTAGTCAAAAACGCACAAACTCGTTTATGGACAAAACTACCGAACGTGTGGCATAATATTTCTGTGTGGATCGTTACGACAAAAGAAAACTGGACGCTGTATCAGAGCAAGCGCATAAACTTGAAGTCCGAGTTGCGGAGATAAGTAGGGAACTGGCACACATGACTCAGTTACTAGACGAACACCGAAAAAATGTTAAAACAATTATGCTGCGGCTTAACGCAACTTTTATTACAGGATTACTGAGCGTTATTGCCGCGCTTATAAGCGCATTATATTATAACTAAATAAGGAGATGTTTATGATTAAATTTTTAAAAACCGGATATAAAATTTTACTTGCGGCTTCGGGCACAGGTGCAGTGGGCGTTAGTGTTAAGTACCTAGGCGACCCTCAAAGCTTAGCATTGGCCCTCACTGGCGGGGCGACTATTGCTTCCGCAGTGTCATCAGCCGTTAAAGATAAAAAGCTAAAAGGGATAATGTCTCTAGTAAACTTGATTGCTTGTAACTTCGACAAAGCGAAAAATGACCCCTGTACTAACTCTTAGCGATGAAATTACACCCTAATTTTTATTTACAAGAATTTATACCACAAGAATTATATTCTCGTGTAGAAAAACAAGAACTATCTGAATTTGTTGCAGTTGGATTAATAAACCCACTTGTGTACCAGTTTATTTTTGAGTTTCGAGAACTAATTGGCAAATCACTTCGTATCAACGATTGGATGTATGGTGGTGAATTTAATAATCGTGGGTATAGATTGCCGTCATGGGGTGGTGATAAAAACTTATCCCAACACAAAAACGGCAATGCTATTGACTTTGACACTCCGAATGCGCATACCCCACAGGAATTGCGAAAAATCATTGTTGACAACCAAGATAAATGGCCCTTTCTAAGTTTTATTGAAGTTGATATAAACTGGGTACACGTTGATTTTAGGTATACGCAAAACAACGGTATAATCTTTTGGTCGCCAGATCGTGGAACCGTTGAATATACTGAGGGCATTTAACTTGGAGATTGTCTAATGCTAAAAAACTACTATCTGCCCTTTGTTCTGCAATACTGGCTATATTCGGAGTTAGTCACATGACCCCTTTACTAACTCTTAACCGAGAAATAGAAAGTAATCGGGGGATACTCGGAGCGATACACACTTCGGACGGTACCGAGGTGTGTAAGACTTTAGAGTTACCGTGGCAGCGTAATATGCGGAATGTGTCGTGCATCCCGTGGGGGCAATACAACGTTACCAATTATACCAGTGTAAAATACCCCGAAGCGTTTGTTGTGTTAAATGTTCCGGGGCGATCGGGCATACTCATTCATGCGGGTAATTTTATAGCGGATATTGAAGGATGTATCTTAGTCGGCAAAGAGTGGGAGTTTATGGGGCACCCCCGACAATTGGCTGTGTCGTATTCTAAAAATACACTTAATCGATTACTAGCGACATACCCTACAGGGTTTAAATTGGATATTGTCTAATGATAAAAAAAATACTATACGCCCTTTGTTCTGCAATACTGGCTGTATTCGGGATTAGTCAAATGGCTGTATCTGAGTCTACGCAGCTAGAGATTTTGAAAGTAACCAAGGTATATGACGGAGATACGTTTAAAGTAAATCTCAACTGTGACGTCGACTTGTTTTGTAAAAACATAGCTATCCGGCCAACAGGCTACGATGCATTTGAGTTAAATGACGCTGAGAATAAAGCCGACGCCATAGCTGCTCGGGAGCAATTAAGGGACTTATTAGCTAACGCCCAGCGTATTGAATTGGAAAAGGTTAAGCGAGGAAAATATTTTAGGCTAGTGGCTGACGTCTATATAGACAACGTAAATCTCAGTGACATTATGCTTGACACTGGCTTGGTTAAGCCCTACGATAAATAGTCCAGTCCGTAGTACAAAATAGAGATGGCGTCGGCTTCGTTGTCGTCCTCTGGGTAATGGCCTAGTTTACGCACACTATCCATAACTTTCTCTTTACCAGCGGAGCCAATGCCCGTAATAAACTTCTTAATCGTCTTTACGCCCACGCCTTTATACGAGATACCGTGTTCTAAACAAAAACAAGTTAACACCGTTTTGTAGCCGCCATACATATGGGCGGCGTCGGGAGCTTGGGACTGCCTTACTTCCTCATAAAACACTTGTACATTACTGAGGTCTGCTCCTTTAAACCGTTTGGCTATTAGCTCTTGTAGGCTTTTTCGGAACGTAATAAACCGTTGGTCATAAGAGTCGAACCGACTGGGAGCCAGTTTGAACACACCGGAATATGTACGGTTATTGTGTTTAAGGGCCCACCCGCAAGTGGTGCCTAAATCAAAAGCCATAATAGATTGTTTTTTTATCATAGTGGGAAGTAGGGGCCCAATCAAATGCTCAAGTAATTATTTTTTTGTTAACTGGTATTGGGCCGGTAGTACGCATTTGGTAGCGTATTTCATCAAGGCATAGACATTATAAATACCAAACGCATACTAATAGTATACCGCAGTTTGACTATTTTTTAAACCGTTTACCAACCCAACCTTCGACGTCAATAGGCACGCCCTCTGCCCACGCAGGCACCTGAGCCATGATAGCTTCATACTCTGACAACGACTTGGTAGCGTTGTCTGGGACTTCACAGACTACCTCGTCGTGTACGTGCATGACTATATCATACCCGGCATCCTCTAGTCGTAGCATGGCCTCGGCTAATAAGTCTCGGGCAATCGCTTGTGTAATATTCTCCACCAGCTTCCCACCGTACGTGTCTATCTCAACCCACTTGGCCCCCTTCTCTCGGGAACCATAATATAGTATCTCATAGCTCTCACCGCCCCATGGGGTTTCCTTGGCTCGGAGCCTAGCTTTACGATACGTCAAGCTCCGACCGCTCGGTAGCTTACAGTGTAAATTGCCCTCGTGCATAAACCATGTGACTTTCCCCGCTGTCACAGGCTTACCATACCGAATGGCGTTTGTAGCCGCCAGCTCAGTGTGTCTCCACAAATCCCGAATCTCACTATACACGGAGCGGTACGTGGCAATGGCGGACTGGGCTAACTCCCCCGAGACCTCCATGCCCCACGACGCACAAGTCCGGTGAAAAGTTTTATGGCCCATACCGTAACCAGCCCCAAGAATAGCCGCTTTACCCAACTGCCTCTGGGCTTTGGTAACCTCGGTTTCAGTAACGTTATATATTTTGGCGGCCATGGTAACATACAAATCATCTCCTTTTTTAAATTGATCTAACGCTAAATTACAATTCGCAAGCCACGAAACAACCCGAGCCTCAATAGCGGCAAAATCTGCCACATATAGAGACTTCCCGTTAGGTGCCGCTATCATACCCCTAATGCAACTAGATAATTGCAACATAGGGGCAACCTCGTGTGCGTTTATTTTGGCAATATCCTTTTTAACCACCGAATCCACCACGTCGTCAATCTGATCGGACGCGACGGAACCTTTTGGTAAATTTTGAAACTGAACCAAGCGGCCAGCCCATCGTCCGGTGAGCGCGCCATAGTAAACAAACGCATCTCGGATTCGGTCGCCTTCTGACATACTGGACAATAGCCGCTGGTACTTGGCGGTTGAAGTTTTATACTGCGACCGAATCTCCAAGACTCGCTTTACTTCTTTATCTTGAACCCAGCCAAGACAATCGGCCACGGCTTCTTTAGTCAAGGATTGCAAACCGACACTGCGCTCGTTGGCCCACTCTATTAATTTATCTCGTTGGCTTACTGCGATACCGCCGGTTATTTCTTTGGCTTCTTTATCAAGCTGTTCGGCGTATAGGGCGAGTAGCTCTAGGGCGTTCTCTACACCTTGTCGATCAACTGGTACGCCACGATAATTAATCCGCTGGTCTAAGGCCCACACTTTCTTCTCAAATCCAAAGTCTTGGGTGAAGTGGTGGCTGATTGCTCGTTCAGTACGCACGTCTTGTAGACAGTAGTCGTACAGCTTTTTGAGTTTAGTATCGTCCTCGAGATAGGCAAGCCCGTCTTTAGTCTTTCGGGGCTTACTGAGTTGAAGCATGATTGCCCGGCCTTCGGTGTCTTTATTTTCTTGTAGCCCTAAGGCCATGGGAGCTGTCTTCAAATCTCGAGGTACGCCCCATCGGGCGCACAATGCTGCGGAGCATCGCCATTGTTCTGGCTTTATCTCTGGCCATCCGTATTTCTTTACGCATATAGATTCCCAGAGTGCTCGCTCAAACATGGCATTGTGCGCCTCAACGATCCCACCCATATCAATGTGCAAGGCTACTATATCTGGCAGCTCGGAGCCTATTATTAGTTTAGGCTCAGTATCTGAGAAAGCGTAGGCCATGCACAAAATCTCGGTTGTTGGGTCTTGTGCGTATCGCCACGAACCACTGGCTGTTAGGTCGCAATACGACCTTGTTTCGAAGTCGATATATAGCATGAGTGCGCCCTAGCTCAACAAATCTGAGTTATCTGTTGCGTCCTCTTGATCGTCAAACGCTTCCATAAGTTTATCGACTTGGGCTGACGTCGTTTTACCATCACCCATGGGTTCACCGTCTCGGTGCTTTTGGACAGCGGCTAGATAAAACTTGACGCCTTTATTGCCAAGGTGATCATACGTTCCGGCGTTAACTAAGGCGCGACCGTAACACCCACCGTACAGCTCATTACGTCCTTCCTCTGGGGTCATAACCTCGCCCTTAGCGTTTTTTAAAAGCGGTGCTTGATTCTTAGTGTCAAGCGAAACGTAAATCATATCTTCGTACCCGGGCTTGATCTCACCTTCTTTATCTAGGTTAGCGTTTCCATCTTTAAACGGTACTCGAATCTTCTTCACCAACTCGGGTGTTGCTTTTGGCCATTGTTCTTTGATTAAATCTTTAACGATTTTGTTTAAAGCTGATAGGTCAGTGTCTTTAGCGAACAACAAATCGACACACCATTTCTCGATAACTCGGCCGTCGATCTGAGTACTTAGTTTATCTACTAAATACGGGTACGATAGCCGACCCACTGGGGTAATAACATTGTTTTTGTAGCTTTGTTTTGCCATTTTAATCTCCTTAATCTACTAAACTTGTTAACTCGTTGCCTAAATTATAAGGCTCTCTTTTATCGGTGTCCGAAACCAAGACTGGTTTTTTCTCTGGGACCATAACATATTTTTGCACAACCTCCTTGTCATCGACTAACTTTTCCATCTGGGCTGGAGATTTGAGTTTAATATCAAAAATGTCGAGGCCATATTTGCTCTGTAATTCTTCAGCAACTTTACTCTCACTAATCCATTTTCTGGTGGCTCGGCCACCTAATACTAATTTATGTCTCGGAATCTCACAACCTTCTAAAGCTAGATTATAACCATAGGCTTCAACCGCTGTCAACCACTTCTTTATGGCACTGGCATTTTCTAACACCTTGCTGATTGTTTCCATGCTTAGCTGCTCCACCTCGGGCAACGACGTAACATCACCTTCAATATCCGTTTTAGTCGTGACGTTGCTAATTCGTTTAAGCTCGGGACACACACCTTTCACTTTACAAAACTGGCACCACGGGCCTTGATTGTATTCTGGGTCTTCCTTTACTTTTTCGTACCGGCCTTCTAAAAATGCTTGAAACGCAATCAACGATCGAGCCGGCACTTCAACTTTACGGATTGGGTCTTTTTCCATCCGTGGTTGCACAATCGCTACATAAAACTTTTTACCGCACATGATGTCCAGCCCTTCAAGCTCAAGGGCTCCCAACAAATAATAAAGCAGTTGAGGATTGTTCTCTGGTTGCACACTAATGCCTTGGCCGTATTTAAAATCAATAACTGTCAATGTGGTTTTGGACGAAACGATAGCATCCGCCGTGCCAAAAAAGCGACCGCCGTCAATAGAGTCTAGGCGAATACGTTGTTCTACATATAGCTTACTGGTTTTCTTAACGTGTCGCCGGACGTAGTTTACATACATGATAATGGCGTCGATCATCTCGTCGGGCAAGGTGCCAATCGACCCTATTGGTAACACGCCTTTTAAAATCTCAGCCGCAATGTCATGCGCTGTGGTGCCTTCGCTGGCGTAATCGGTTTGGTTTTCAAACGTTTTAGCTTGCGAAGCCAAGCATGGCTGTGCGGTACAATTGGTCCAAATCTGTGCGGATGACGCGCCGAATAGTGAATGCGCGCTCATAGTACGCTCCTCAAATGACTGTGCACCGCGTTTATATGCGCTACAAATTCCATAGGGAAATACTTTCGTATGGTTTCAAGCTCACGTTCGTATCGCTTTATTAGTTTCGGTTTTAGCTTACCCCCCTCAGCATCTATTATTAGGTTTTTTAAATTACACACTCGGTCTGCTGTTTTTACTGCCATGGCGTAACGACCGGCATGGTGAATCTTAATGATATAGTCTTCGCTCGTTTCGTTCGGGTCGCGGGTCAACGCTCTAACTATCGCCGTGACACACTGGTTAAACTCTCGATCAAGCAGCGCCGCAGTACATTGAGTGTCCTCTACTATGTCATGAAGGTATGCCGCCGCAACGGCGTCTACATCGGTAATGTCAAGCTCTAGTATTAAAAACGTGGCCACTTGACGCAAGTGTTCTATGTAGGGTAAACCCCTATACTTCTGCCCTTCATGATACGTGATAGCGAAGGTTCTCGCTTTATCAACTAACACGGGTCACTCCGGCTCTGAACGAGTTAGCCAAACGCGTAACGAGGTCGTCTAATGCTTGATCTTTAGGGTTTAATAATTCGTCAATATAAGGGAGTAGCCAGTTCTCCTGCACAGATAAGTTTAAAATCTCGTGATGTATTTCTACTCTTGCCCCGGGTAATCGACTGCCGTCTTTAGTTAAAAACAAACCGTAAGTTGCAAAGAACCGATAGCAGCTCGGTAACTCGCTTTTTTTACCATAGCCTAATAAACGATTTCGTAATAGTGGCTCATAGTGCGCAGCTAGGGTTTCGTCCCGCTCCATGCCTATAATCTTACTAAGTTTTTCTTTTCTGTGGTTAATTACTTTCATTATTTTAAAACCTCCTTAATCCTTCTCTTTTTAAAAAACATCGATCTCATTATAACATGATCGATGCTATCCTTAACAACCAATACTTGCGCCGTTACTTTATTGTTCTGGCCAATCCGGTGACACCGGTCAACTGCTTGGTCCATCTCTCCGGGCACCCAACTGTTTTCTACAAACACCACGTGACTGGCTGCGGTTAGGGTAAGCCCAGTGCCGGCAGCTTGTATCTGGCCGATAAATACTTTAGTATCTGCGTCTTTTTGAAACCGATCAACGTAGCGTTGGCGATCTGTTGACGCAGTACCGCCATAGACTAGCACTGCTCCGTCGTCTTTAAACGCTTCGTACAGCCCTTCACATACAACCTTGTGGTACGCAAACACCACAACCTTTTCAACGCCACTGGCTATCACATCTTTAATGTAACTAATGCTCTGTGGCAGCTTAGCTTCTCCAAGCTCTCGCCGAATAGTAGCCATCTCGCCGATAAGGTTTGCATCCGGCTTTTCTAAAATCTTGGATACATCAAACAGCCCTTCTTGCTTGACTATCTTTTTAGTGTCCTTGGTCTGCTCCATGGGGATAATCTGCATCGTCTTGCTTGGTAAGTCCGTAAGCACATCTTTCTTTAACCGCCGTAGCATCACGGTGCGTTTGAGTCTGTAGTTCAATTCGTCAGTACAACTGGCTCCCTTAACATCAAAACCAAACGGGCCCTCTTTACCGTTACAAAACTTATACCCGTACTTTTTATAATTGTCGTAAGGCTCAACCGCTTCTCGTTTTAAAAATCTTAGGATACTATAAAGCTCTATCGGCCGATTAAGCATGGGGGTACCAGTAAGCATCAGTCGCCGGCTGGCTTTAGCACCCAATAGAAACGAGGCCTTTGCCCGTTTGGACGTAGGGTTTTTGAGATAATGCGCTTCATCATAGATCACCATATCGGGCGACCATGCCCGCAATTGCTCATAGATATAGCGTTTAGAGACCAGATCGTAGTTAGCAATAACGACGTTGTTAGTAAATAGGATTTGTGACTTACCGTTTGCAACAACCTGAGTGATTAAATTGTCCGCCCATTGGTCAAATTGCTCTTGCCACATATACTTTAGTGAAGCAGGACACAAGACTAAAATGCGTCGGGCGTCTATGTACCTCAAGGCCTCAATAGTTTGTACAGTTTTACCTAGCCCCTGCTCGTCAGCAAGCAATAAGTTTTTATTGGCCACAATCGTTTGGATGCCTTCCTTCTGGTAGTCGTATAAGAAATCTGGTAGGGTGAGTCGAGCTGGTGGCTTTAAAAGTTTATCCGCAAACATTTTGTTCCCAATCCCTGAAAGCTCTGCGGCTCTCATGGCCAGTGCCCAGTCTTTAGTTTTCCAAGCCGTGTTTCCAGCGGACCACTTCATCCGACACTGTTTTGGTATGTCCTTGTCTTCTCGACTGCATTTATAATAATACTCTTGCGTTAATGGGTCATAGGTTAAAGTTGGTTTACTCATTTTCTTTATCCTCCGACACTTGTTTTTTCATGCTATCTTTAACCCACTCGGTCGGTGCCCCCATCCCTGAATAGTAAACGTCATCTATTTGCCGAATACGCTCTTGGCACACATGGATGATTTTTTCATAGTCCAGTCGTCGCTCACCAGGTTTGTTGCGTAGCACACGCTTAACAATATCAGCGTCCCATGGGTTTAGTTTATACTCAAGCCAAATATCCCATGGCTGTATTTTGTACTTGGAATAGTCCGAGGCCCCAATGTTATGCGATCTTATATCGTCACTCATCTTACAACGCTCCCAATGTTTCAAAGAATAAAAATAAAATAAATGTGAAGACGTAATACCACACCACTAACGCAACCGCAGCCAGTAAAAGACGGACTAAAACGTTGTAGCATACCCCGCCTAAGGTCCGATCGTTTTCATCTAAATTCGGACCGGCAATAACAAAAATCAAGGCCCCTATCAACGAACCCCAATACACTATTGTAAATGTAAACCCTTTAAAATATGTGAATATGTCAATCATTTTTTGTCTCCTGTTCCATACGCTCTATCCATAACTGGGCCATTTCGTACTGTAATGGCACCGACGCACACCTCATCGTAGGCCAATCCCGCTTCATCGCTATCAGCACCACCTCTTTATCATTCTTCAAGTCATCACTGGCATACTGCAACACACTCCCAAATTGACCAACCGCTTCCATCACCACCTCTTTATCCCCCTTCAATTCCTCACTAGCATACCGCAACGCAAACCCATTCTGTTTAACCGCTACCAACACTACCTCGCGATCACCCTGCAACTCACAGCTCGCCCACTCCAACGCATACCCATGATGCTTCTTTACCGCTTCTAACACTTCTGCCTTTGTACTGTTTGCATCAATCATTTTTTACCTCCAATCTTCACAAACCCATTCTCACTACGTTTATAGTGCAACTTCAACAACGCACGTTCAAGACGCTTTTGTTCCTTGATGCTTAGGTGGATAATGTCTCGACCTAAACCATCCCATACATCACTCAACTGGAACCCATCTCTCACGCCCTTATTTAACCACTCTTGTATCACTCTTTCAAGCTCGTCCACTTCAATGCGGCTAGTTTGAGCTTTCTTAGCCTGCTCAATCGCTTCTGCCGATTGCAACACCAGTCCATTTTTTAACCCAGCGTACCGCTTTTTGTAAACGACCAAGGCCTCAGCATACAACTGTGGTAAGTCGTTGGTAAGCGTTGGAACGTCAATGTCGTACACTTCCACCGGCCATATCCGTCGATTACCGGTAACACTATTCAAGAATTGGTGTTCGTTTGTCGTGCCCATAAACACACACTGGCGTGGTACGTCCTCGGTCAACTTCGCATACGCCAATCGCGCTCGGTCAACCTCCCTAGATATAAACGCCTTAACACTCGCCACCGTATTCGACCGGCTCATGAAGGCATTAAGCTCTGAGTCCTCCACGATCAACTTACCTTTAATCTGCTGGATGGCGTCTCCGGTCTTGTTAATATCACCCAACGAATCCGTGAACCAACTATTGAACACCGACAACGCCTTAATTGCTGTGGATTTCCCTTGCTCTTCTGGGCCCACCAACACCACCATGTGATCGTACTTGCACCCCGGCTCATAAATGCGTTTAACAATCGCACACATCAATACCTCACCAACCTCACGATTGAACGCTGTGTCCTCGGCATTGCAGTAGTTTGGGAACAGCCCACGTACCCGCTCGACACCATCCCACTCGGGCAACTCACTAAACCACTTCTTTACTGGGTGAAAACTCTGTTCAAATCCAACAGTCCGAGCCGCTTGGTAAATCTGATTAACCAACGGGTCAAACTCCATGTCATTAAACAACGTCTTAATCGACAATAAATCGTCATCCGTCACCGCAATGCCATTGGGCATACAATCTGCTTTATCAAATGCGTGCCAACTACATGGCTCTAGCCACACAGTCTCGCGGCTCCACTCATTGTAGCCCAACTTGCCCTTAAACTCTTTCATGTTTTTTAAAAATATGGCACAGTTTCGGACACAAAAATTCTGAGCACTCACGGTGCCATGTTTGGTTTTGTGTAACTTATCATGCCACGGGCATACCTCAGCAAACTGAGCGTCCGCTTGCTCTTGGGGAAGCACGTCATTAAGCCCTTGGCCCGGAGAACAGCCAGTATCTATGGGGCCAAGGGCTTTCAGTGCTTCCTCAACAGCATGGGAACCTATCTCATTTTGTCGAGTGCTCAATGCGCTTACCAGCGTTGTAGCCATCTCTTTAGTAGACAATGGCGGCACAAAACACTCTGCGTCCGCCACAATACCTAGTACTACTTCGGGCGACAACCCTAAATCGTAGCCTCGACACGCCATTTTATACAACGCATTGTTTCGCTCGCCCTCACCAATAACGCCCAACTGTTTAATGTAGCCGGTCAATAGCATCTTATCCGTTTTATGGTCAGTGAAATAGCCAGTTCCACCACACGACTCGGTTTCTTTTTGAGCTAATAACAGGTGTAGGCCTTCCGGTATCTCGACAATATTTGAGAATCTATTTGGCGCACCGTCTAGTTTGTACGTGCCGGAGTCTGTTTCACTGTTGGGTATCAATACTTGGTGGCCGTCTCTCAGAAAGTCCAGCCCTTCGTAAGCTGCCAAGTTTTTTTTGTAGCTTACGCCGCTCTGGAAGATTTTGTAGTACAAATGCAAGCCGCCAGTCGGTGTACGCACCGTGACGCCAGCGTTTGTTAAAAAATCAAACCCAAGGTCGTCAGTTAGCCGTTGGAGGCCGACCATTCCATTAATCTCTGAGCGCACGTCTACATCGATAACTATATAAGGCTCACGAATCACCCAACCTGCTGAGCTCGTTGTGTAATAGTCGGCGTCA